TGAATGCCATATTACCATTGTCACCATTGAAAAGAATGGTTGCTTCGACAGGATAGTTCGTCGATGGTCCTTTTTCAGACTGCTTTGCTGGCGCTTCGCCAACAGATTCAATCTTGACACGATACCATGCCGGAACAACAATCTTTCCGCGCATCAGGTCACGTTGACTAAAGCTAATCATCGGCATTGATTTCTCCTAGAAAGGTTTAGGTGTGAATTGTGTTATGTTGGTTGTTGGTTGTTCGATGGTTGTTGTTGGTTGTTTTGTTGGTATCCTTGTTAGTGGTTGTTCTTCCTCTAGTTTCTTGATTGCAGGTGCAATCCATGTCTCAAACAGTGGTTTGTTATTGAATGCAATTTCCTGTGGTAGTGGTAATGAAGTTCTTGCATAGTCATTACCAGTATGCACAGTCAAGAGCGTATATTGACCCTCCTTGTCAGCTTCAAATGCTGGCTTTATGTTGAAATGATACACTTCTGTCATGTAGGCTGCAATCTTTGCTGAGATTTTTTCAGCACCCGTTACGATAATTCGTGAATGATGCGTAAGCTTATTTGCATCATTATCCTTACGAGCACCCAAAATATGAGCAATCAGAATGACATACACATGATGATACTTGTGAATGTCTTTCAATAGTGCAATTAACTCCTGAAAAGCCGAGGACTCAGCATTGAATTCCTCAAAGCCACTTACAGGAATACCACCAACTAATTTACCTATGCTATCTTTAGCCTTACTCTTTCTAACCTGTCGAGTCATTGCATCACCCATTGATGTAATTGAATCGACGATAATTGTCTTGAATGGACAGTTTACCTGTAAGTGTTCCAATTTAATGCGAGGCTTATCCCAGTCAACATAATCATCAAATTCGATTTCTCTCATTGGAACACCCCATCTTTTTGCGGGGAGTGTCAATGCTTCCATCTTTTGGTCGGTTGAAATCCAATACTGAGGTGTTGGATATGATAAGGCTACAGTGCTCTTACGAGTTCCTGGTTCGCCTTTTAACATTGTAAATAGTGCATCCATTTTAATAGAATCAAGAGTTGACATTAGATTTCATCCCCTTTTGTTGATGGTAAATGTTCTACTATCCAATCATCTGGCAATTGCACTCTACGATCTTTAACCATCATTGGTGTTAATAGAAATTTAAACTCCTTCAGTAAATTTAGAAATTGCTTCCATTTCATTTGGTTTTCTCCTTTTAATACAATCAATACAATGTGGTGTGGCCATTGGACCACCACCTGAACTCCAGAGTTGTATTTTACCAATAATCATTGGTTCGCCACATCGATTACATTCACATAACTTACCCATAGCTTGTGCGATAGGGATGTAATGTGAACATGCAGGTTTCATACATCTGTATACAAGATATTCCTTCTCAGACCGACTGAGATTAAATTTCTTGTATAGATGTAAATGGTCGGCTACTTTAGGAGACATGTTCTATTCACCTTTAGTATCAATTCGACACTATGGTATAAGATACCACCATTTGGTCCTAATGCTATTGAAATGAATCCGGGTTGTTCTCTCATATGAAATGTGTCAAAAAAATGTTGACACACATTTGCATAAGTCTCATGGTCCACTTCCCATGTGCGAGGCCATACTTTAGTATTATCATGTTCTACTAGAATTTGATTTGATAATTGGATTGGAGTCATTTCTTTCTCTCTTCTTTAATAATACAAGAATGTCTGATATTATTATCCTCATACAGCGACCAACCTGATTTAGTTATACCATCTTGTTTCCAATGTAATTCACCTTTTTTACATCTACGACAAATTATACTAAATGAAATTATATCTTCTTCAAATTGATTGATTTCATTATCCCAAGCATCTAATTCTTGTTCAATGAAGAAATCAGCCATTTCGCCCATATTATTCCTCTTTAGTTAGTCTGAATAACCAATAAAGACAAATTACTATTAGAATAACCCAATATATGGGCCTCATAATTAGTCTTCTTTCTCTACATAAGTCTTAGCTATTTTCTGAGCCTTAGCTAAACCCTCAAAAACTTTTATTGTAGATTGTCCCGAAAAGGATACCCTATAATAGAGTCCTTCATAATCTATATAAGCAAATCGTTTACGATGTGATGTAAAATAATCATTATTTGCGTAAGTAAGATGTATAATCATAATCAATCATCCCCTTCATTCTTCGGATTCCATTCGGGTCCAACAACAAATAGTCGTTTAATTTCTTCCTCACGCATTCCGGGGTCAGATTCACATACTGGAAGGAATTGACAATTTCCATACTTACCTTCGCAACTTGTGAAGTTGGGAGGAAAATGTTCCATTTCCGAATACATCAGTAACAACTTTGCGTAATATGGCAAAGTTTCTGACTGCCACTCGAAAAGTCTAGCTGCAGAATAGGAAATAGGAGGTCTAGTGAACTTATCCTCGGGCTTTAAGGTGGTCTGAAATCCAATCTTATTGATAAATACGTTACGAGTATTCATTATGAGACACTGTCCCATGAATTGATTATTCATTGAACAAGTATCTCGACGCTGTTTCATTGTCTTATGGTCTACAGGATAGATACCCTGATTAGTATCAGCTACTAGGTCTAACTTCGCCTTCCATAATATACGAATTTCATCATCTTCGTATAGAATTGTGCTTTTTACAACTTCCGTTTCAAGAGGAACCCAATGGTCATTCTTGTAATGAATACAATACTGCTCGCATGTATCGAGAACCCATTGCCATCCAGTTTTATATCCCTCTGAGTCCTTGGGAGTATTATGAACTCCAGGAAATTCGCGAGGCTTATGTCCACATATTGGTTTAGGTTGTTCAATAGAAGGGATAAAATCCCTGCATCCTAGACAACCTTGGATATACATTTCAGCAGCAGCGAATCCAAACCCCTTAGCTTCCTCTCTGCCAACACCTTTAATTATACTCTTATAGTAATACTCCATGAACATATGAGTAATGGAGCCACACTCAAGAGAATTGGATTTTCCATTGATAGAAAGAAAATTATGATTGAAACGAAAATCTGACAGACGGCCACAATTCATTAGTGAAGTAAGAATCTGGCTATCCATGATTACATTCTTCTTACTAGGAGTGATGTCAATAATTTCATTAATCGATATTTCTGGAATTTCATTCATAATTATTCTCTCATATCCCTTAACATTTGTTCATATTCTTCTTGTATCTTATCTTCTTTCTCTAATTCATCTAACATTCCACCAATATCATATTCCAGGTCATTTCCTTCATGTCTATATTCCATCCGTAGAATATTAGCTATTCCAACGAGTAACGCTCTTTCTTTTTCAGTCATATCATTCCTCAGCATGTTTTTCAGGAGGAAATATCTTTTTCCATTCCTTATTAGTTAATCCAGTCAACAGAAATTCACGTTCACTTGCGACTAGATAAGGGAAAGCATCTTGAATCTTTTTACCCTTAATTTGCCATTCATACCAACTTATGAATAATTGTTCTATCTGAAACTCAACTATTATTTTCTTATCTGTATCAGCAAGATGAATCTCTGTTGAATTCCTATCATTACATACAGTATATAGATAGAATGTCAACCCACGAGGACTTACTTTCTTGATTCTCATTTATCCTCTCCAAAGATTATCATTCCAAGGTCGAATTACCCACCATAGAATTGCAGATATCATTACAACAATGACATATCCATAATTCTCTTGAATAAATCGAATTGCGAGGTCAAGGTTTGGGGTCATATATTTTGTTATCTGTAGGAGATTTCAAAGTATCCCATATTTCTTGCGCTGTGAAGTTAATAATCTTACCCTGAAACATTAGTTGTAGTGTGCCAACTTCATATGGTGAACTTCCAAATGCAATTATTAATCTAGTGGGTTGACCAGAAGTAATTGAAATTCCTAATCCTCCCTGTGGCATTCCTTTAGCTACTACTTCCTTGGATGCAACTAAACATGCTAAGAGTGCAGTTCTACGTGTCATATCTCTTTCCTATAAGAAAAGTCCTTTACTTACTGCAACAGGAGCTTTAACCTTTTTTACATCCTTAGCATGTCGTTCTTTATGTTTCGCAATAATGATATCAGCTAGTTCCTTCGCCATACTATCTTGACTCCATGCGGGAACTTCACTCTTATTCATTACAGCGTGATACTGTAATCTTTTTCGTTCGTTAATAGAATCAAGATGTTCGTCGATAGTTCCTTCAGCTTCGGGGAAGGTGATATTAATCTTTTTCGCTAACTGACCGATTCGACGAAATCTTCCCGGCGCAGCTTGGTCTTCATTCTGTGGATTCCACTGTCTCTCATGCATGATAACATCAGAGCAGGTCTGTAAGTCTACACCTTCGCCACATGCTAATGTAGAAGCAATCATGATAGCGCGAGGTAACTTATTGAATTCCTCTTGCATTGTGAATCGTTCACCACCACTCAATTCAGAAGTATATTTGAATACTTTAATATTCTCATCTACTAATGTCTGGGCTAAATCATGATTATCAGGATTGCTTACTTTATCTGTGTTTACTAATGCAGAAAACATTAATTCGCCAACATCTTGATGATGGACGAATACAACTAGCTTCTTATCAGTATCATCAACAAATTCTTCTATGAATCCAAGTGTAGCGGGTATTTTCGCGAGGC